GTTTCCCAGTCACGATCGTTAGGAGTGACGTTACAACAGTAAAAAAAGGTAATCGCAACGCTGTTGGTCGCCCGAAGGGTGACGCTGCCGTCATTAACGAATACAAAGCACGTATGTTGGCGTCTCCAAAGTCCCGAAAGGTGCTTGACACTATCTTTGATGCAGCTCTTGACCACGATCATAAGAATCAAGCAGCAGCGTGGAAGCTTGTAATGGATCGTATACTGCCCGTTGCAGCATTTGAGAAGGATATTGTTAAGGATGGTGGCCGTAACGCCATTCAGATTAACATTAGTGGTGTTGGTGCAGTAGATGTGAGTGAACCTACAACAGTTGCTACGTCTAGCGACATTATAGAGGGTGAAGTAGTCGATGAATCTTAAGCATTTTGATCCTTCAGAGTTTAACTGTCAAGTCACTGGTACCAATAACATGGAGCGAGACTTTTTAGAAAAGATGGACGAGTTAAGAGCAGCGTGTGGGTTTCCTTTTACGATCACTAGCGGGTATCGACACCCGACTGAGCATCCGATTGAGGCTAAGAAAGACGTACCCGGCACCCATGCTCAGGGAATCGCGGCGGATATAAAAATAACAAACGCCGTGTTTCGCCTTAAGATTGTAACGGAGGCAATTCGTTTAGGATTTACTGGAATAGGTATTGCTTCTGACTTTGTACACGTAGATACACGCGGAACAACACCCGTTATGTGGACGTATTAGTGGATCTTAATATAGAACTACTGCCGTGGCAACAAGATGTCTGGGCAGACAGTACTAGATTTAAAATAGTTGCAGCGGGACGACGTACTGGTAAGTCCAGATTAGCTGCGTGGATGTTAATTGTTAACGCACTACAGGCAAATAAAGGTCATGTATTTTACGTCGCACCTACTCAGGGACAAGCCAGAGACATCATGTGGCAAACCCTTCTGGAACTGGGAAATCCTGTTATTAGTGGTAGTCACATTAATAATTTGCAAATCAAGCTTGTCAACGGAGCCACAATCAGCCTCAAAGGTGCAGATAGACCAGAGACAATGCGAGGTGTCAGCCTTAAGTTTTTAGTGCTAGACGAATACGCAGACATGAAACCTGACGTATTTGAACAAATCTTGAGACCAGCACTTGCGGATCAAAAAGGTTCTGCAATGTTCATTGGTACGCCAATGGGAAGGAACCACTTTTACGAACTATACAAATATGCGGAGCTAGATGATGACCCTACGTACAAGGCTTGGCATTTTACATCTTACGATAATCCTTTATTGGACCCGTCAGAAATTGATATTGCAAAAAGAAGCATGTCAAGCTATGCGTTCCGTCAAGAATTTATGGCATCGTTTGAAGCTCGTGGGTCAGAAATGTTTAAAGAGGACTGGGTATCTTTTAGCGAAGACAAACCTGAAATAGGAGATTACTACATTGCCGTTGACTTGGCAGGTTTTGAAGAAGTCAACAAAAAGAAAACTAAGAATTCCAAGCTTGACGACACAGCGATTGCCGTGGTTAAGGTCAATGAGCATGGTTGGTATGTTGACAATATTATATACGGTCGATGGTCACTTGACGAGACAGCACTTAAAATATTTCAGGCCGTTAGAGATTACCGTCCCGTATCGGTTGGAATCGAAAGAGGTATTGCTAAACAAGCCGTGATGTCTCCTTTAATGGATATGCAAAAACGCTATGGTATGTTCTTTAGAGTAGAAGAACTTACTCATGGTAACAAAAAGAAAACAGATCGTGTTATGTGGGCGTTACAAGGACGATTTGAAAACGGATACATAACGCTAAACAAGGGTGAGTGGAACAGTAGGTTTCTTGATCAATTATTTCAGTTTCCCGATCCATTAACCCACGATGACTTAATAGACGCTTTGGCGTACATTGATCAGTTAGCAAATGTGGCTTACGACTACGATTACGAAATCGAAGACCACGAAATCTTAGACGTAGTAGCAGGATACTAATATGAGTGAACTATACGATAATGACCCTCTGATGATCCAAGAAGCCTTAGAAGACTGGGTTATAACTAAATGTGAAGACTGGAGGGATTACTACGAAAGCAACTATGAAAACAAATTTGAAGAATACTATAGATTATGGCGTGGTCAATGGGATCCTGCTGACAGCCAGCGTGGGTCTGAGCGTTCCCGTATTATTTCTCCTGCACTTCAACAGGCAGTTGAGTCTAATGTAGCGGAACTAGAAGAAGCTACGTTTGGACGTGGTAAGTGGTTTGATGTTAGTGATAACTTTGGCGACACTGATAAGCAAGACGTACAGTTTCTTCGTAATAAACTTACTGAAGACTTTGAAGATTGTATGGTACGTAAAGCAGTAGCAGAATGTCTTATTAACTCAGCAGTTTTTGGTACAGGCATTGGTGAAATTGTTATTGAAGAAATGAAAGAGATGGCTCCAGCTACTCAACCAATTATGGGAGGTGATCTTCAAGCTGTTGGTGTTAACATCACAGAACGTGTCAAAGTAAAACTTAAACCTGTACTGCCTCAGAACTTTTTGATTGATCCTGTAGCTACATCTGTAGAAGACGCTTTGGGTGTAGCTATTGATGAGTTTGTCAGTATGCACCAAGTAGAACTACTGCAAGAACAAGGTGTGTACCGTGACGTTTATGTTGGTCCTGCTGCTCCTGATACTGATCTAGAGCCTGACCAAGACATCACTATTTATAACGACGACAAGGTACGTTTGACTAAGTATTACGGTTTAGTGCCACGAGAGCTTCTAGATGCCGCTACAAGCGACGATGATGAAGAAGTAGCAGATAAGGAAGGGTCTGAATCAAAGTACGTAGAAGCCGTTGTAGTAGTTGCTAACGGCGGTATTCTTCTTAAGGCTGAAGCTAATCCTTATATGATGATAGATCGTCCTGTTGTTGCTTTTCCTTGGGACGTAGTACCCGGACGTTTTTGGGGCCGTGGCGTGTGTGAAAAAGGATACAACAGCCAAAAAGCACTTGACACAGAGCTACGTGCCAGAATTGACGCACTTAGTTTAACTATTCACCCAATGATGGCTATTGACGCTACACGTCTACCCCGTGGTGCTAAACCAGAAGTACGTCCCGGTAAGATGATCCTAACCAACGGAGACCCCCGTGAAGTACTTCAACCGTTCAACTTTGGTCAAGTTAATCAAATCACTTTTGCTCAGGCCGGAGCATTGCAGCAAATGGTACAGCAAGCAACAGGAGCAGTGGACTCAGCAGGAATTGCAGGTCAAGTTAATGGCGAGAGTACTGCCGCTGGCATTAGTATGTCTCTTGGCGCTATTATTAAACGCCATAAGCGTACACTGATTAACTTCCAGCAGTCTTTCCTTATTCCTTTTGTTAAGAAAGCCGCACACCGTTACATGCAGTTTGATCCTGAAAATTACCCTGTTGCTGACTACAAGTTTAACGCAAGCAGCACTCTGGGTATTATTGCGCGTGAGTACGAAGTTACTCAGCTTGTGCAGTTGTTACAGACAATGGGTAAAGACTCGCCGTTGTACAACACACTTATTCAATCTGTTGTTGACAACATGAATTTGTCTAACCGTGAAGAACTACTTGCAGCCTTGTCTCAAGCTTCGCAACCTAATCCGCAAGCACAACAAATGCAACAACAAATACAACAATTACAGATGCAGTTCCAACAATCCCAAACAGCAGCACTATCTGCTCAAGCGCAAGAATCACAAGCACGAGCTGCCAAGTTAGCTGCGGAGGCTCAAGCAGTACCTCAAGAACTAGAAATTGATAAGATAAATGCTATTACTAGAAACCTTAAAGAAGGTGACGCTGAAGATAAAGAGTTTGAACGCCGTATGAAAGTGGCTGATACTCTCATCAAAGAAAAAACACTACAAGGTAAAACTAATGCTAATAACGCAAAAGGAAATGCAACACCTGCTAGACCAAGTCAACAACCACTTCCAAGGAACATTCCAACGCCTACAGGAACTGGAACGCAAGGTGGAGGAACTATCTAATGCCAGCAAAGAAAGATCCAAAACTAGCACGAGCGGGCGTAAACGGGTACAACAAACCAAAGCGGACGCCTAATCATCCAACAAAAAAGTTTGTAGTAGTTGCCAAGGAAGGTGACAAGACTAAAACTATTCGTTTTGGTGACGCCAAAATGACTATTAAGAAAGACCAACCTGCACGTCGTAAATCGTTTAGAGCTAGACACAAATGTGACACAAACCCACCCAGTAAGTTAACAGCTAGATACTGGTCATGTAAAAAATGGTAAGGAGATTACTATGCCACAAGGAAAAGGAACATACGGAAAAAAAGTAGGACGACCACCTAAAAAGCGTACTACAACAGCTAATAGATCACCAAGTCGGACACCGGGAATAAGTCCTCCAAACATACCTAGTGAAGCTCCTAGTCGACGTGGACCAAGACCAGCAACACGCAGAGCGGCTACTCGTAATAGACGAGGCACACAAAGCGCTACAAGACGTGGATCAAGAACGCGTCGTCCATAATGGCTAAAGCAAAAAGTAAAAAAGCTAACGACGCTTGTGCAAAGAAGGTCAAGTCCAGATACAAGGTCTGGCCTTCTGCGTACGCTTCTGGTGCTGTAGCCAAATGCCGTAAGGTAGGTGCTAAAAACTGGGGTAACAAAAGTGGCCGTAAGAAAAAGTAAGAAAGGCGCTGCTCTTAAGAAGTGGTTTAATGAAGAGTGGGTAGACGTTAAAACAGGTAAACCTTGTGGGCGTAAGTCTGCTAAAAAAGGTGAGTCTAAACGTCCGTACCCTTCTTGTAGGCCAAAATCTGTTGCGGCTAAAATGACTAAAGCTGAAAAAGCTTCTTCTGCTCGTCGTAAAACAGGGCCAAAGCGTATAGCCCATGCAGTAACAGCATCAGGACGTAGAAGAAAAAATACAAGAAATGCTTGACATTCAACAAAATGTATGATATAATATAACTATACAGTAAACTTTAGAGGAAACTATGACACCCGAGCTTGAAACATACTTTAACAATTACAATGAATTGTTTAATCATGAAGGTTTCAAACAACTCGTTAGTGAGCTTTCTAACAACGCAACACAGTTAGCAGATATTCAAACAGTAAAAGACCAAGAAGATTTATATTATCGTAAAGGTCAAGTAGCTGCTTTTGCAACTGTTATTAATCTACAAGGTACTATTGAAGCTGCTCGTGATCAAGCAGAGGCAGAGGTTGAAGAACCCGTAGATGTATAAGATATATGACTTCCGTTGTACTAACGGACACGTCTTTGAAGAAATGGTAGAGTCTGGCGTTACAACCAGTAGGTGCGGTTGTGGCGCTATCGCTACTCGTATGGTATCTGCCCCGTCCTTTCACCTTGATGGTGCTTCTGGAGATTTTCCCGGTCAGCACATGAAGTGGGTTAAAGAACACGAAAAAGCAGGTAAACAATAACATCTCCATAATGATAACGATCACGGAGTTTAATCATGTCTAGAGCAACGATTATAGATCAAGCCCCTGAAGAAGGTAACGCTGATCAAATCGAACAAAACGAAGTTAACGAGATTCAACAAGAACCAGCAGTTGAGCAACCTCAGCCCGAAGAATCAAACTTACCAAATAAATATCAAGGTAAGTCTTTAGAAGAAGTTGTACAGATGCACCAAGAAGCCGAAAAGCTTTTAGGTCGTCAATCTTCTGAGGTGGGTGAACTTCGTAAAGTGGTGGATGATTACATTGCTACTCAAACACCAGCAGCACCTCAACAGCAACACGTTGAGCCTGAAGATGATATTGACTATTTTACAGATCCTCAAGCAGCCGTCAACCGTGCTATTGAGAATCATCCTAAGATTAGAGAAGCAGAGCAGTACACTGAGCAGTACAAAAAACAGTCGTCACTTGCAACGCTTCAAGCTAAACATCCAGACATGCAGACGATCCTTAGTGATCCTAAGTTTGCAGAATGGATCAAGGCATCTAAGATCAGGACTCAGTTGTTTGTAGCGGCTGACCAACAGTACGACGCTGACTCTGCTGATGAACTATTTACACTCTGGAAAGAACGTAAAGTAGTTGCACAGCAAACTGCCCAAGTTGAAAAACAGGCACGTAAGCAGACACTTAAGGCAGCTAATACAGGTAACGCACGAGGCACTGGAGAGGGTTCACGTAAGAAAGTATATCGCAGGTCCGACATTATTAAACTAATGAAAACAGACCCTGAGCGTTATCAAGCATTGTCAAATGAAATATTGACAGCATACGCGGAGGGTCGGGTCAAATAATCTAAAGGAGATTAATCATGGCTGGCGAAACTTCCGGAACTTACTTCACAGCAAATGCTGTGGTAGACAAAACAGCAGCAGGTACTTTCATTCCAGAAATTTGGAGTGACGAGATCATTGCTGCATACCAAAAGAACCTCAAGATGGCTCCACTTGTCAAGCGCATCCAAATGTCTGGCAAGAAGGGCGATGTAATCCACATCCCTAAGCCTACTCGTGGTTCAGCTTCTGCTAAAGCGGAATCAACTGCGGTAACAATCCAAGCAAACCTTGAGTCAGAGTTGACTGTCACTGTTGATCGTCACTTCGAGTACTCACGTCTTATCGAAGACATTGTAGAAGTACAGGCGCTTAACAGCCTCCGTCAGTTCTACACTGAAGACGCTGGCTACCAGCTTGCTCTTAAGGTAGACACTGATCTTATCAATGCTGCTACTGGCTTTGGTGATGGTACTCGTACTCAAACTCCAGCTAATACTGGTGCTAACTGGGTTAACAGCAACAGCTACTACTTTAACGCCGCTACTGGCCTTTCTGCTTATGCTGCTGACACTGTAACTTCAGGTGACAACTTCACTGACCTTGGTTTCCGTGAAGCTATCAAGCTGATGGACGACGCTGATGTACCTATGGAAGGTCGTTGTCTCGTAGTCCCACCCGCAGTACGTAAGTCTTTGATGGGCATTGAGCGTTACGTGTCTTCTGACTTTGTTGGTGGTCGTGGTGTAGAGTCTGGCCTTATCGGTAACCTCTACGGCGTAGACATTTACGTTTCAAGCAACGCTCCAGTAATGGAAGCATCAGGTCAAAACAGTGCTTCTACTGCTGACACTCGTGGCTGCTTGTTCTTCCACGCTGAAGCTCTTGTTATGGCAGAGCAAATGGCTGTCCGGTCACAAACACAGTACAAGCAGGAATACCTGTCAACACTGTTCACTTCGGACACTCTGTACGGCGTAGAAGTATACCGTCCAGAAGCAGGCTTCATCCTCGCAGTTTGCGACGAGTAAGTCCACTAGGGGGTCAGCAATGGCCCCTTTTCCTACCTCCTTTTTCTTCTCTGCAATAGGACTTTCCAATGTCGAACTATTCTAAGACAACAGACTTTGAAGCTAAAGACTCGTTACCTACAGGCGACTCAGGAAAGATTATCCGTGGCGCTGAATTTGAAACCGAGTTTGATGCAATCTCTACAGCTATTGCAACCAAAGCTGACACAGCAGGACCTACGTTTACCGGAACCCTGACCTTTGAAACTATTTCTGACGGAACCATTGGTGTTACTGCCTTTGTCGATGAAGACAACATGGCGTCTGATAGTGCAACTCTGGTTCCCACACAGCAGTCCGTAAAAGCGTACGTTGATTCACAAGTCACTGCACAAGACCTAGATTTCCAAGCTGACTCAGGTGGTGCGTTAAGCATTGATTTAGACTCTGAGGCGCTAACACTTACAGGCGGTACTGGTATTGACACGTCTGGCTCAGGTAATTCCGTTACCTTTGATATTGACTCTACTGTTACAACCTTAACAGGCACACAAACACTTACTAACAAGACGCTTACCACTCCTACTATCTCTGGCAACCTAACTACAGACGGAACTATTGATGGCCGTGACGTTGCTACAGATGGTGCTAAGTTAGATGGTATCGAAGCAGGTGCTACTGCTGATCAAACAGCCTCAGAGATTCGTACACTGGTTGAATCAGCCACAGACTCTAACGTTTTCACTGACGCAGATCACAGCAAGCTAGATGGCATTGAGGCTAGTGCTACAGCAGATCAAACAGATGCTGAGATCAGAGCCGCAGTAGAAGCCGCTACGGACTCCAATGTATTTACCGATGCTGACCACAGCAAACTGGACGGTATCGAAGCCTCAGCAGACGTAACAGATACAGCTAACGTTACAGCCGCTGGCGCCTTGATGGACTCAGAGGTTACTAACCTTGCACAGGTTAAGGCGTTCGACTCTTCTGATTACGCTACAGCCGCGCAAGGCACTACTGCTGACTCTGCATTACAGAACGTAGTAGAAGACACTACGCCACAACTGGGTGGTGATCTTGCGTCTAATGGCAATGACATTCTATTTGCCGACAACGACAAGGCTATCTTCGGTGCTGGCTCTGACCTACAGATTTATCATCATTCAGGTGGTAACAGTATAATTGCTGAAACTGGAACTGGTGACCTTTTTGTACAAGCTACAAATATTCAGTTAGAAGATGCAAGCGGCAATAATATGATTGTTGCAAATAGTGGTGGTGCTGTAAATTTATATCATAATACTGGAGAAAAACTAGCCACAACCTCCACAGGCATCGACGTAACGGGGAGTGTTGTTAGCGACGGCTTGACTCTTGATAATAACGGTTCGGTTATTTTTAACGCCCCGCAAGCAACAGATACAGTTCTTATCGGCACAAATGATAACGACCTTGTTCTACGCACTGATGATGGCGATATCATTCTCAAAACAAATGAAAATAAACAGCAATTAAAAGTAAGCAACAACGGCGACATTAGCTTCTACGAAGACACTGGCACGACTGCGAAGTTGTTCTGGGATGCTTCTGCGGAAGCGTTGGGTATTGGTACTAGTTCGCCTAGCGATAAGCTAGAGCTTTTTACCACTGACACAGACTCTGGGATTAATCTTGTAGCTAATAACGGCAACAATCAACTTTCACATAGTCCTAAATTAAAATTCAATGGTGAGTATCAAAGCAACGGGCCGTTTATTCAGGGTTTAAACACAGGGGCGGTAGGTTACAAAGCTCTAGTATTTAACACAGTGCGAACAGACAATGATTATACTACATTGCCAGCAGAAGCCATGCGTATCGGTTCTAGCGGTAAAGTAAGTATTGGAACTACGGCGGCTTCGGGTCTTTTAAACGTCTATGATTCTGGAACAGACAATCGGTTATATTTGCAACATTCTGGTACAGGCACTACTGCCAGTGATGGGCTTCTTGTCGCTTCTATTTTAAGCAATGGGTATCTTTGGAACTACGAATCGGGTTCGCTTCTTTTTGCAACTAACAACACAGAACGCATGCAGATCGACTCAGCAGGTAATGTTGGTATTGGTAGCAGCACAGCCAACCACTTTTCAACAGCAGGCACTACGAATGTTCTAGGCGTTAAAAGCACAAGCGGAGGTTTAATTTCAATTGCCGCTACTGGGACTAACTTTTCTGGCATAGATTTAGGCACAGACAGTATCCGAAGAGGTGGCGTATATTCTTTAAATGGTTCTAATTTAGGTTTTTATACTAACGCCACAAACTCTGGTACAGCACTAGCAGAACGCATGCGTATCGACTCTAGCGGTCAGGTTGGTATTGGTGTTAGCAGTCCGTCAGCTCTATTGCATGTATCTGCATCTCCGGAAGTTGTTACTAGGCTTACACGTTCGGCTGGCTCTAACGCTTTAGTTTTGGTTCAAGATCCTACAACTACACTGCCTCCTTATATTGGAAGTTATGGCAATGCTATGGCTTTTGGTCGTTATGGTGGCGGTGAGTCTATGCGTATCGACTCTAGCGGGAATGTTGGTATTGGGACTGGTTCGCCTAGTGCGCCTCTGCACGTTGATGCCGCAGGTATGGGAGATATTTATTCAGGTTTAATCCAAAATTCAACCACAGACACAGACCATTACAATGTTGTTAGATTTATGCAAGGAGCATCAGGTTCAGCTACTGGATATATAGGAACTGGTGGTTCTGCAACAAGCAATGTTGCCTTTAGAAATAATTTTGTAGTTGGTACACAAACTGCTAATTCTTTTGTATTGACTACTAATGATACAGAACGCATGCGCATTGATGCTAGCGGTAATGTCCTTATCGGGATGACTAACGATACTCCCGGTTTAGGAGATACAGATACTGGAGCTTCTTTCAGAGCAGATGGTGCTTCGTTTGTTTCAAGAACTTTGTCAGACACTTCTGGTTCAACTTTCTATGTCAACCGCAATACTAATGATGGAAATTTAATTCAGTTCCAAAAAGACGGCACCACAGTCGGTAGTATTGGTACTTTATCCTCAAAAATATATGTTGGCTCGGGCGACACATCTTTATTCTTTGACTCTTTAAGAGATGCGTTGGTTCCGCACGATGCTTCTACAAACGCGGCAAGAGGCTCGGCCATTGACTTAGGAAGAGATGTTGTAAAGTTCAAAGACCTTTACCTGTCAGGCAACATTACAATGGGGTCTAGCGCCCAAATTAACGCATCCAATGCCTTTTACCTTGACAGTGACATAATTCACTTTAGACGAAATAACGAAACAGAAAGCGCAAGAATAGATAGCTCTGGCAACTTGCTGGTTGGTAAGTCGTCATCAAGTTTTTCAACAGCAGGAATAGAAGCACGTTCAGGCGGTACATTATGGGCTACTGCTGACGGAACAAATGCGGCGTCTTTTAATAGGAAAACATCTGACGGAGCAATTGCATACTTCAGCAAAGACGGCACCACAGTCGGTAGTATTGGTACATATGTAAGTTTGCCGTTTATTGGTAAGTCCGATGTAAACTTGTTGTTTGACCCTGCTGGCCCTCACATGATACCAAGAGGAACTAATGGCGGTGCTAGAGATGCCGCTATAAATCTTGGTTCATCGTCTAACCGCTTCAAAGACATTCACCTGTCAGGCGTTATTTATGGTGTACAACAAACTCTTACTCGTGACAGTGCTGCACCTTTAGAGCTTAATAGAACAACTAACGATGGTGAATTAGTCTATTTTAAGCAAGCAGGCATTGTTAGAGGCTCTATTTCCATCAGCGGCTCTGCCACTTCTTATAACACTAGTTCTGACTACCGTTTGAAAGAAAACGTAATAGCAATGTCAGGTGCTACTGAAAGGCTTAAGCAGTTAGCACCTAAGCGATTCAACTTTATTGCTGATGCCGATACAACTGTCGATGGCTTTTTAGCACACGAAGTTGCAGATGTTGTGCCTGAAGCAATTACAGGCGCTAAGGATGCTGTAGATGATGACGGCAATGCAGTGTACCAAGGCATTGACCAATCCAAACTTGTGCCGCTACTTGTGGCAACAATCCAAGAACTTGAGGCACGTATTGCCGCACTTGAATCTAACTAAGGAGAAGCCTAATGGCTACATGGACTATCGCAAACCTTGAGCGTAACGTGGCAGACGGCGGTGTAACCGTTGCACACTGGCGTGTTACTGAAGAAGAAACTGTTGGTACTGGCGATGACGCTGTGACCTACTCTGCATCCTCATACGGCACTGTAGGCTTTACACCCGACGCTGACGCTGACGGCTTTGTAGCTTACGATGACCTTACTGAGTCTGCTGTACTGGCATGGGTACACGAGTCAGTCGATCAAGACGCTACTGAGGCGGCACTGACAGCCAACATCGAAGCACAGAAGAACCCTGTGTCTGCTGATGGTATGCCTTGGTAATGCCTGAGATTGATGACAACACCAGAGTTGCTATACCGCTAAGGAACTTAGTTGCTCTTGGTGCTGGCATCGTTATGGCTACTACTGCTTACGTAACTCTTGACACTCGTATCATTTCTATTGAACACGGTCAGGAAATACAAAACATGAACATCCTAGAAAACTCTGCATTTGTTCGTGAGTGGCCTCTAGGTCTACGTGGTGCGTTACCAGACGATCTTATACAGAACGCTAAGATTATGGCTTTGGAAGAACGCAACGTAGAGATACACGAGTTACGCAGGCAGTTAAATAAAGTAGAAGTAGAGATAGGTAAATTAAATGCACAGGTGACTGTGGATCACCAAGGCGGTAAGGAATAGTCATGTCAGATCTAGAGCAGGCATTAAGTCGGTTAGAAGCTCATGAGCGTGAGTGTAGTATTCGCTATGAAATGATTCAGATGCAACTGGATGCACACAATCAACGCTTTGACAAACTAGAGAAGATGATGACAGGCGGCTTTGCCTCTATTGCTATCATCGTGACTATGGCTATTGCTATCTTGGAGTTTGCTAGATGATTGAGTCGCTCATAGGGCCTGTAACAGGGCTTCTGGACAAGTTTGTACAGGACAAGGACCAGAAGGCTAGGTTAGCTCATGAAGTCGCTACAATGGCTCAGAGACACGCTCAGGAGCTTGCTAAGTCACAACTAGAGGTTAACAAGGTAGAAGCAGCACACAAGTCCTTGTTTGTCTCTGGATGGAGACCTGCTGTTGGCTGGTGTTGCGTACTAGGTATGATGGGCAACTTTATGGTCATACCGTTTACCAACTTTGTTTTAGCTCTGTTGGCTATTGAAGTTACTATACCACTCATTGACCTAGAGACTATGATGCCTGTATTAATGGGTATGCTTGGTCTTGGTGCTATGCGTTCTTATGAAAAAACCAAGGGCGTGTCGAGGGAAAAGTAAATGGCATATTACATAGGCACACAAGAGTTTGCAACCATTGGTGAAGCTACTGATTTTATTCGTAGGAATCCTGACGTAGTAGAAGAAGGTTTACGAATTACGTCTGAGCCTGTTGGCAACGAAGGTATGTTGACTGGCGGTGTTAAAGGCGAGCCTGTAAAACAAGCTCCCATTGTTACGCCTGCTCCCGAGCCTGCTCCTGCCTCCGCTCCAGAACCTGAAACAGAAATGACGTTTACGTTTGTTGAAGGTAGAGAGCGTGGTGGTGCGTCACAAAACTACTTGTATGGACAAGAAGGTGAAGTACAACAGTTAACAGTTAGTGAGCTACGTGATTACTTTGAAAGCGATAAGGTAAATAGACTTCCTGAAGTATTTGGTACGTTTGATAACTACCTTGCTTACATGACTGAGCGTGAACAATTAATTCAGTCTGGTGACTACGATACAGGCAGTTGGTCAGAGGCTGACGCTGGGTTTAGCGAAGATCAAGAAATGATTCTTGAGGGTGACGCTGACCTTACTATTGACCCTAGTGATCCCGGTCAAAACTTAGAAAACCTACGTAGACAGCAAACAAGCACACAACAAGGCGCTTACAACAACTGGATTAACTCTGACGCCAACCAAGCACTGCTACAGAAATACGGTGTTAACCCTGTTGTATACAGTAACTCCGGCGACAAGTTTGCATGGAATGGTTCTGCGTATGTAAAGGTTGTAGACGAAGACCACGCTGGTCTTGCTGACTTTGTAAAGATGGGGATTACAACTGCTATTGGCATTATGTCAGGCGGTGCTTTGGCTCCAGCTTTAGGTGGTGTTGGCTCTGCTGTTGTTAGCAATGCAATAACGCAAGCTATTACTACTGGCTCTATTGATCCTGACCAACTACTTCAGACTGCGGCTACTGCTGGTTTAGGCCAAGCCGTAAGTCAAATTATTGGCCCTCAAATTGAAAGTGCTTTGGGCGGCATTGATCTTTCAGAAATAACAGGCATTGAAGAGGTAGACAATGTTCTAAACGCAATGGGTCAAACGGCTATTCGCCAAGCAGTATTTGATGGCGAGTTAGACATGGATCAGATTGTTTCTTCTGGTTTGTTTGCTGGAGCTATGGAGCTTGCTGACTTTATCTTAGAGCCGCTTACTCAAAATGCCTCTCAAGCAACAATTGAAGAGCAAAACAGAAGAGCGTTAGAGCTTGTAAATGCTGTTG